GCTAATTGAGTGTTGTGTTAAGGTGTTACGTTCAGGAACGCCTTCAGCGCGGCCTCTGCAAGAGCCTCGGTCGTGTAAGCCGTGTCGTTGACGTATTTCCAGTTGTGGTTCGCGGTGTCATCGGGCATGAATGTTGCCGTCAGTTCCTTGGTCTGCCAGGAGATCTGATCTTCTGCAGTTTCTGCATCTTCACCGTCGAAGGCGAATTTGCATTTCGGGAACACTACCGCCCAGTAGTTGGTCGTGCCGTTGTTCATAGTCCTTCTGATAAAGCCAACGCCCATGTAAGGAACGGCTGCCTCGTTGCCGTATGCGGTCCATCCCTGACCGTCTGCTGCGGGAAGACCGAAGATGAGTCTGCGAGCAGCTGCGTCGAGTCCGTCAACGGTCAATGTCAGCGTACCGCCAGAAACCGCTCCATTTTCGGTCTCGGCGAGGATGTTGTCAGCGTAGAAGTTGTTATCGTCCACGGTGTCAGCATCAACGCTCACGGAGACACCCCTTGCCAGTTTGATGCCGTCTGCGAAGACGTTCGTGCCGGAAGGGTTGGAGTATTTCGCAACATAAGGCAGGCTGAAACCAGTTGTCACATATGCCATGTTTATTCTCCTTGATTGTTTTCCATAAATTTGTTCACGATCTTCTGCATGGCACTGTATGCCTTCGGCCGTGCGGACCGTGTTGCCCTTGAGAAGAAGTGTGTCGCTTGCTGAGAGTTCGTTGAATTCCCGCTCTCCAGAACGGCGGCGATGAGAGGAATCGGAGTTCCTTTTGAGTCGTATCCGTTGAAACCAACTGCAGTCTCTGCGCCGGAAGCGTTCGCCTTGATGTGCGTCACACCGAAGTGACCATCAGAAAGCAGTTCACCCGTCTGCCGTGCAGCGTGTTCCCGGTCTTTCTTGATGACACTCTCGGCAGACTTTCTCACATCGTCCGCCACCGCATACGCTCCCGCGTACACGCACCGCTTCGTCAGGGCAGCAGTTTTGTCCGCATGCTTCACCAGATATTTCTCCAGATCTTCGAATCCGGTCATCTTTATCTTTGCCATCAGCAGAACTCCACTTCCCACTCAATGTGGATGAATTTGGTTGCGTCTTCGTATTGGATCGTGTTCACGCTCCATGCGAAGGTCTCAGCGTCCTGAAGGTCTGCAAAGCAGTCCTCGATCTTGGACGCTACCGTCCACGTGTCGTCTCTGGTGAACAGATTGACATAAGCGTGGACCGTTCTTTCTGCGACGCGGTCATTCGCTTCAAAGGACGGCATATCGTCCTCGGCATAGACTCCATAATCTCCCGACGGTGCGGAAGACCATGCGAAGTGAGCGAACTCAGGACCGCCTTGGATCGCGTTCAGTGCCGCGCCCAGTTCTGCAATCGTCATGCGTTCTTCTCCCTTCTCCGTGCCGTGATGTCAATGCCCTGCCCTTTGATGTAGGTCCGTATCACGTCCCAGATCTCCCCGTTGTACCGGAAAATCTTCTCGCCGTCATAGTCTGCATAGTCTGTGAGGTGGAAGACGTTTTCCGGTTCGATGCCGTCATTCAGTGCCAGATAGAATTCCTTCATGCCGACGGATTTCAGTTCGGCAAATACCGTCCGTTCCGTCGGCGTGTTGGATTCAAATACACCGTGAGGCAACTCGGAGAGGAATGTGATCTCCGTTGCCATGATCATCTCTCAAGCCACTCCTTCAAACCGTAGTTGCGGTTGCTGATGAGCTGCGCCTTCTGCTCGTCATAGGACCGCTGAAGGTACGCAGCATCATCAGGTGTGCCGAAGTGAAGTCTTGTGTAGGTGATCAGTGCCTGCAGGATCAGTGGGTCGGAAGTGTCTGTGGCATCGACATCGACGATGCCCAGATCCGCTGCGCCGGCCGAAAGAAGCCGTGAGATCTCGCCGTCATAAGCATTGGTCGTGATTCGCATCGCGAGTTTGGTGTCGTCAATAATCGATGCCATGTGCTACTCCTTACGCAGAAACTTTCGCGAAGAATTTTTCGCCGACAACGGCGATGCCGACATACTGTCTGCCGAGGATCCGGACGAGATCTTCAGTCATGAGGGTCTTGTCATCGAATTTCAGCTGAATGTCGGAAGCCTCGTTGACCATGACACCCTTCAGGTCGCCGATGATAGGAGCGGTGACGGTGTCATTGAACAGAACGGGCAGTCCGTCAAACGGGTCAACGCCATACTGGGCAGCCATCTGAAGGCTTCTGTAGGTGGCATACTGAGCAGGTGTGCAGATGATGCAGAGATCACGTGCAGCAGCACTGAGCAGAGCGCGGGCATTCACGAAGTCGGCGAGTGCGCCTGCGGCGGTGCCGGTCTTTGCAACTGCCGGAGCGGAAGAAGTGGCAGTCTGAGGTGCAGCCAGAATGGCGGCAACGATTGCATCTTCTTTTGCGCGGACGATTCCACGTGCGACTTCCTCATAGATGTATCTGAGATACTCCTCGCCATTCGCCAGGTCAAGAGCCTCGTCGGAGATGCTGACCCATTTCTTCAGCATCTGAGGAACGATCTCGACAACGCCGAGCGTCAGGGCTTCTTCTGTCTGGGCTTCATCGCCTTCGGTGTGGGCCTGAGCTGCAGGAGCGGAGATCTCGAAGCCAACCTTCAGGTTGCCTTTGGCGTTCATGTGGCGGGCACGGTTAAGGATCTCACTGGAAGCGATTTCCTTCGCTACGATGCCATAAACGAACTCCGGCACCGGCAGGGTTCCGGAAACGTTCTCGGTCAGGAGTGCGCGGCACTCTCTGTCGTCCTCTGTACGGACATATTTTGCGAATGCGTTGATGTATTCGCGGGTGTTGCGGATTTCCATGTTATCCATAGTTTTTCTCTCCTCAATAAGATCGATAGATTCTACTTCTTCGCCGTCGCCTTCGGAAACCGCATTGCGGATCTCTTCCTTCTTGGCCTCGGCATTTTTTCTTTCCTGAAGTTCCTCGTTGATGGAGCGGACTTCCTCGGTCAGCGCGTCAAGGTCTGCATCTTCGTTGTCGACCATGCCGGCGATCTCGGCCTTCCTCATCTCGAGTTCTTCAGAAGACATGTTTTTGAGTTCCATATTCAGTTCTCCTTATTTTCCAAGTTCCAACATGAGTCGGATCTTGGCTCTCTTGGCTTCACGCATCTCAAACTCCTTGATCTCCTTCTCAATCTCTCCGTCAATGAAGGAACGTGCCGCCACGATTTCTGTGTTCGGGTTGGCCGGAATCGACACCGCGCTCACATCGTAGATCTTGCGGATGTGCGTGATCTTGCGCGTGTGAGTCTCTTTGTCATATTTCTGGCCGTCCACGGTGAATGCCCAAGACATCTCCTTGACCATGCCAGAGGAAATGTTCTCGAACATGTTGCGGGCATCTGCGGTCTTGCTGAGGTCGACGTCAACCTTCAGACCATGCTCGTCCTGAGAGAGTGCAAGAGTTCCGTTGCTCATCCTGGCAAAGACCATGCCTTCATGGTCAAACTGGAAGATAACATCACTCATGTCAGTCTTCTCATCTATGGCGTTCGGGGCAACTTCTTCGAAGTAGTCCACGTCTTCCATCCTAAACAACAGATACGGGTCACCAAAGGTGGTCGCGTATCCCTGAGCGCGATATTCGTTCTCGGTCGGTGTGACCAGAGGCATTGCGCGATATTCGCGTTCTTCAATTTTCTTCGGCATCTGTAGATTCTCCTTCCACTTCTGCGTTCTCAAGATAGTGATATTCACCACGGATCGGTGTGACCGCTCCCTTGCCGTCAGGCATCGGCTCGAAGCCGAACATGTCCCTGACCTCGTCAACGGTCAGCATGCCACGGTCGACCATCGCGGTTGCGAAGGCGACCTTGTTCGTGATGCTCATGTTGCTCATGCGGTTCGCGGATATTTCAACATAATTTCCGTTGCTTCTCTCGCGGGAAGTGAACAACATCTTTGTCAGTACTTCGGACATCTGAACAGCCAGAGGCTCGATACAGCCGGAGAAGAACGCGTCTATCTCTTCCTGTGTCGCCGTGTTCTGGATGATCTTCTCGTTCACCCCGAAATAATCGAAAACGTTCGTCTGGATCAGTTTTGTCTGCTCCGCGTCA